GCTGGTAAGGTTGCCACCTGGTACGAAGCGAGCGTCAAACTTGATATTGTTAACGATGGCGTCGATTGAGCGGGCGAAGGTCTCTCCGACATCCGCAATGTTTGACGCTTTGACGATAGGACCTACAACACCAGGACCGCCGATAATGCTGCCCTCGCCCATGCCGATGATTTTTAACAACGTGCCCTCGGCGGTAACAACAGCGCCAGTGTTGCACCAGATAGGCTCGGTGACGATTAAGTCGCGCCCCTTCCTGAGCGCATCGAATATCGCAGATGTCAGCCGCGGGCCGTCATCAATCAGCGAATCACCAGCAATATGCGCGGCAATCAGCGCCCGCTTGGTGCGGTAGATATTGCTCGATCTGAAATGGATCGGCAGGACCGCCTGCGCACCTGTGAGAATGGCACTGGGAGAGAGTGAAAGGCCGTTGCCGTCGATGGGGATAACATTCGCGCCTTCACTTGGTATCCGCCCAATCGCCTCAATATTGTCGGGATCGCCCAGCGCGCCGATCGTGTCATAGGCTGCCTGTACCAGATCGGCCGCCTGATCGACGACATCCTGCCCATCAATCTGCGTGCGAACCGCGACCGTCCACAGTCCCGCGCCCAGCGAACCACGAACGACCGGCAGGATGCCCGACCCACTGACGTTGTTGGACAGGACATAGCCAGGCTTGGCAGGGTCGATCGCGAATGTGGTACCAAGGTTCGGGCTGCCGCCATCCGAACGCAGCAGGTCGGCCGTGGGCAACCACCCATCCGTTTTGACCCGGCCATGCGCGCCGGGGCGAATATCCTCCCAAGCAACGCCGGCGAACGCGGTGGGCAGGTCGGTCGCGGTCATCGGCCGCACCGTGCCCGCGCCATCGCTGTCGACGGCCAGCGCCATGCCCATCAGGATCGTCGTGCCGCTGCTGTTCTTCAGCTGCCGCTCTTCGTCGCTAAAGAAGGGGCGATAGCGTTCGCCAACCGCATATTCAGAGACGATGGCGACGCCGCCCAGCGCCGCGTTCATGTCGGCGATGATTTCGGCATTGGTCATCGCCAGATAATTTTTGTTGAGGACGATATCGATCGGCGCCAGCGCATCGACATGCACCGTCAGCGTGATCGGCGAAGCGGTGCGGTTGCCCAGCTTCGCCTTCAATGCGGTGATGTCCGCCTTGGTGCTGGCGTCGGAAATGTCGATATAGCCATAGGCGTAGCCCGAAAGGCCGACATCGCCATCGACCTGGGTGACGCCCTCCGTTCCGGTCTTGCCGAACAGGATCGGCGTTGCGGCGTTGGAAACGGCCACCTTCGATCCCGGGCCGGTCGTCGCTGACGTGATCCGCAGCGCACGGCCGAAATCTTGGATCCGGAACGCGGCGGGGCTGTTTCCATAGCCCGTCAGTTCCCAGCAGCGATGATCCGCCGGCTGATTTTCCGGTTCATCGGGCAGCCATGGCTGCGCCGCCATGCTGATTTCCCCGCCCAGCGACGCATGCGCCAGCAGCGCGCGGTTCATGACCATCGACCCGATCGATTCGAGGCGATAGCTCCAGCCTGTCGTATCGACGGCCGTCAGGGGGCCGCCGACCCATTCGACCGTCGACGGCTGCTCGAAATTGCGCTGGTCATGCGCGGAAAAGGCGGCACGACGACCCTTCAGCCGGCATTCGTAATAGCCGTAGAAGGACCCTGACGTGGTGCCGATCGCGATCGGGTGCTGCGATGGCCAGACCGTCGTGCCATGATAGGCGTCGGCCGCGTCATTGCCGCGATGCTCCACCTCGACATGTCGCCAGATCAGGCAGGTATTTTTCTTGTAATTGGCATTGTCGACATGGCCGCCATAGCGCTCGCCCTCGGCGATCAGGGTCACGCCTTCCAGATACTGGTTCGCGTTAAAGTCGATCGTGCTGGTCGCGCGGATCTCGTCGATCGGCGTGTTGGCGGGCAGCGACCCGTCGATCCGCGTGCGCCCCATGCCCTTGCCGCGAAGGCCGATGAACGCGCCATCCTGGCCGGGCAGCACCCCATCGGTGCCGTTGGTGATCTTGCCCAAGCTGTGTTCGAAATAGGTCCCTTCGTCCAGTTCGACCATCGCGATCGCGCCGGGCCCCGCCAGCGCGGTCGCCGCCTTCAGCGCTTCTGCAATGCTGCCATAGTCCGACACGGGCAGCTGCGCCCCGACCCGCTTGCCCGTGCCATAGACGGTGGCCAGCGCCTGTTCGACGGCCGATGCGCGCGACACCTCGCCGGCCAGCATCAGCGTGCGCGGCACCGGCAATTCGCCATTGCCGCGCGTTCGGAACATCTTGATCGAATAGCCGGTCAGGCGGATACGCTCAGCAACCGTCGCCGGCGTCGCGTCAGTAAGGGCGATATAGGCGCGCAGGTCCGAAAATTCCGACAGGTCGTCGGGCGCCAGGAAGGAAAAGCCCATCACCCGCTTGGTGCGTTGACCGGTCGCCAGGTCGATCGTTTGATAATCGCGCCGGTTGGCGGTCAAGAAATCGACCCAGGTCAGGTCGAACTTGCCGGCCTGCATGTTGATGGCATGGGCCCGGTCCCATCCCGGACTCGTCTCGAACACCAGCTCCAGTTCGGGCTGCCCGCCCTGCATTGCTTCGCGCAATGCGCCGGTCAGTGGTAGTTTCCATTGGAGGATGGTGCCCGCGCCCGTGGCGCCGATCTCCACGGTCGCGCCCATGTCGCGGCCCGCCGCGTCCAGCAGGACCTGCGCGCCGCCATTCATCTTCAGCGCGGGCTCGATCGACCGGAACACATCGACCTTGGGCGCCGTCGCCGCGAAGCGATTGTCCAGTACCGCATCCGCACCCGTGGTGGCGGTAGACGCCGGCGTGGCGACGACTTCATAAACGCAGGACGTCACCTTGAAATAGCGCACGGCGCTGGTCGGCGCATTGGGCGCGATCTGCAGCGTCGGCCCGACCCAAATTTCGTCGCCCTGCATCACATAGAGATAATCGCGGGTCAGGACCGTGCTGCCCTCGGCTTGCTCCGCCGCCAGCGCCGATCCTTCGTTCAGGTCGATAAAGCCAGTGTCGCGATCGGCCCGCACGGCGTTGCCGCCAAATGGCGTCGCCGCCCGGAAGCCGACACTGGCTTCCATCACGACGGGAAAGCGGATGGTGCAACCCTTCAGGCGCTGCGCCTCTTCCTTAGTGAAGAAGGTGCGCGGCAGCGTGAAGGAGCCCGCGCCCGTCTGCCCTGCGGGGATGGTGAAACCGACGACCCGCCCGCCTTCGACGATCGCCACGGCCCCACCGTTCGCGCCATTGAGCGCGGAAGTGAACGGCAGCTGCTCGCCCGACGTCGGCCGAATATTGGGAATGGCCTCGCCGGCCGCGATCGCTTCTTCCACCTGCGCTTCCTGCTCGCTGGTCAGGCCAGGACCGCGCAGACCGCGCGCGCGGTCCCTGATAGGCGTCTGCAAATTCATGTGTCGTCCACTCCGGGCTCAAGGAAGAAGGCGCCGGTCCAGAGCGTGTCTTGCGCCCCGTCCGCATAGGTCAGCTTGATTTCGTGGAAATGCCGGTCCGCTTCCCCGACTTCGGGCGCATTGAGCCCGGTCGGCATCGCTTCCAGCGTCGCGCGCGACAGGGCTGGCTCCACGCGCAACGTGCGAAGGCCAGGCTCGCTTTCATGCGCGGCATCGGTAAAGGGCACATCGACATGCTCGCCGATCGGTTCGCCGGGCTGACCGGCATATTGCCGCACCTGCATCGAAATGCTGGCTCCGGTCAGCGGCAACTCCGCGCCCTCATAATCGAGCTCCAGCACGACGCCAAAGGGGCGATTGCGCGCGGCGAAGAGTACGCGGGTCACGCCCATGACGCGCGCGCTTTCGCGCCGCGAGCCGCAAAGCGCGGCGCGGTTAATCCGTTCATTGACTTTCCTTTGTGTGATGGATCAGGCGTCGGAGCGCTTGACCGCCATTATGCTGCTTAAAGCGACCATCCCAGTCCCAATCTCGACCGCCAGGGGCCCAACCGGGTCAGATGCGATATCGTCGTCGGTATAGGCCACCGCCCAGTAATAGCGCGTCACCCCAGTCACCTGACCATCTTCCGCTACGGTCCAGACCTTCCCCGGCGCGTCGATCAAGCGCGGCGTGATGGGTGCGGCATCCCCGAAATCGTCGCTATCGCCACCGAAAAACACGGTATAGCCCAGCAGCGGCGTCGTTGGTGCTCGCACGCTGATCGTGGCGCTGTCCGCGTCTGTATCCACCAGCGTCAGCAGGGTCGGCGGCTCCATCGAGAATGGAACCGGCGTCGTGCTGTCGGTCATGGGGGCAGGCACGCCAACCCGGCTCAGCGCCCAGGGGTGCTTGGCAGGCGTTTCGGTGCGCAGCGTCAGCGTGACGGTCGCGCCATTCGGTTCGATTTGCCGCTTCGTGACGATGACGTCCTTGCCGGCGATCTGGCCAAAGGCAGGATGATCCTCGATCGTCAGGCAGTCGCCGCCGCGATAGCCCAGGAAGCGCAGCTTGAGCGGCAGCATGATCGGCCCGGCCTCGCGCGCATTGGCGATGTCATAGGCCGCCAGCTGCGCCACCTGATCGGGTGTTTCGCCTGCCGGGCATTGCACCATCGGATAGGCGACCATCTTGGTCCGCTCCCGCCCGTCGGTCGCGCGATAGTCTGTATTGACCACGGTGCCTGCCGGCACCTGCTCCCAGAAATGATCCTCGCTGGTGTAGCGCGGCGTGATACCGTTCACCCGATCGCGAACGGATTGCGCGGTCGATATCGACGCCTGCCCGATGACATCATCGATGCCGATCGTGCCGATCGAAACGCGCGGCGCATTCACGAAGCAGGACAGAATCGCGCCATAGCGGATCGGCTCGCCGCCCCCGGCCTGCGCCAGCGACTTCATCACCTCCCACTTGTCGTCGGCCGTCGTCACGCGGCCGCCGGACTTCCATTCATTGGCGTCCGCGATATTGGCCGCCTCGACATAGGCCGGCACGTCGATCGCGGCGATATTCATGCCCACGCCGCCGACCCGCACGCTCTCCGGCCCTTGGTGCCATCCGATGGCGAAGCTGATCGCCTGTATCCAGCCGCATTCGCTATAGACCCAGGTCGACGGGTCATCCCAGCGGCAGGGGCCCGACCCGCCGGGATAGCTGCTGTCCAGGCGCGGATCGTAGCAGAGGACGCCTTCGCCCAGCCAGTTGAAGCGCGGCGTGCTGGTCAGCGTATGATCGCCCGACGCGTCATATTCAAAGCTGTTGAGAACCGCGGCATAGCCCGACAGTTTATGCGCGGGCGTCCATTGCGGCGGCGTCCCGACCATCGGCGCCAGATAGCTGGGCTCGGGGCAAGCGCCCAGCTGGGTGCGTTGCCAGATGCGATCGTGACCGTCGATCTTGTAGACCCCTGCCAGCCCGCCTGAAAAGCTGATCGGCTCCTTTTCCATGTAGGTTTGCGTGATGGCATGGATCGGGCCGCAGCCCGACAGCACGCTGACGATGGTGTCCCACTTGTTCTTGCTGCCATGCTGCTTGCGGTAACGAATATCCCCGCTCATCAGCGTGCGACCGAAAATGATCGGGATCGCGGCGTCGGGGTCGGCCGACCAGCTGGTCTGGACGCCCGACACCTTCGGTTTTTTCGCCGTCAGCGACGTTGCAAGATTAAGGCCTATTGCCAGCCCGCCTGCAATTGCACTCGCGGCGGTCGCCGTGGCCGCGATACCGGCTGACATCAGGCCAGCGCCCAACAGCGACGTCCCACCTGAAGGAATGGCGGCGGCGATGGCGACGACGACGGCGGCGATTTTCAACACCTTCGCCATCAGACCCTCCACGCCCCCAGATATTGCGCCGGCTGAATGATTGCCGCGCCCTCGGCATCCTCATGATAGGCCAGCACCCGCCCATTGCCCACGCACACGCCGAAGGCCCCGAACGGCTCTTCGCCAGGCATTTCGACGATATCGCCGATGATCGCCTGCGCCGGGATGATCCGGCTGCCCGGCATCCACCCGTCCAGGCACGCCGACCCGCTCCCGCCATGCCGGCGCGCGAACCGATGCGCGCCCGCCATCGTCTTCCAGCTGCCGCCGGGGCCTAGCACCGGGCGGCGCCCCATCAGCCGCAGATGTGCGATGACCATCTTCCCGCAGTCATATCGACCCCACACGAAGGGGTGCCCCGCGAACCGCTCCACGGTCCTGCGGGTGGCGTCGCGCCGCGCTGCCAGGTCCATCGCTACAGCCGCGCGTTCGGGCGATTCTCTATCGCCTGCCGGACAGCGCTGAAACCGCGCGTCGTTTGGATGCCACCGCTGGGCGGGTTCTGTCCCCAATAGCCATTGTCGGTGACACCCGTGCAATGGTCCATGCCCAGTTCGCCGGGCCAGACCCGGTGATGGAACGCCGGCGACATGACCCGGTCCTCATCGTTGAACATCAACAATTCCATCTCGCTGACCACGTCCAGCTCGACGGAAGTTTCGCGCATCCCGAATGTATGAATCGGCACGTCGATGACGCCGCGGATCGCGACATAGGGTTCCCCGATGATCAGCCCGGTTTCATCGTCACGCGCGCCTACCATGACGGTGATCGGCGAATATTGGTTGTCCGGGTCGGAAATCAGCGCTGCGGCAGCGTCATCCTCGGGCAGGATGGTGACTGTTGTGCCCGGCGCCTCATCGCCAAAGCCATCCTCAATTTCCTCGATCGACTCCCAGGCGCCGAACCCGTCCACTGCGCCTGCATAATCCTCGCCGTCGATCTCGATCTCCGCCGACCCGTCTAGCAACCGCGCTGTCATCGCCGGCAACTCGATCTTGAGCGCGCCGAACATGGTCACGCGCGCGCCAGCCAGTGCCGCGTCGAGGGCGGGGGAAAGGACGGTCATGACTCGATCCAGCTCAACTCGACATGGCCAGTGATAATTCTTGTGACAGGGGCGTCGTCGCGAACGATAAGATGGCCGGCCTGATCAGTCTCGTAAACGCCGATCCAGCCAGCGGGGACGTCGACCGCCCAAACCGAATTTTGTTCGATGCCATCAACCCGACAGCGTAGCCGGCCATACAGTCCGGGATCGAGCGGCGGGAGGCCAAGGTCTGGCTTAGATCCGCAGACAAACCGCGTTGGAATTTCTGTCATGCGCGCTCCACCACATCGAACTTGAGGCCGACCGTCCGTTGCATGTCGATCGGCCAGTTGAAATTGTCGCCTTCGATCCAGCCTTCGATCACCGGCTTCACCAGTCGCACCGGCTCGCTGCCGACCAGCTTGGTGCGCAGGGGGGCTGTCAGTTCGATGGTGCCGGCGCCCGCTTCGTCCAATATGACCTGGCTGAAGGCGAAATAAAGGTAGCGATGGCCGTTCCGCGTGATGTTGAACGCCTGCCCCATCCGCACCGCGTAACGCGGCGTGGCGCCGGTGATCTGCACATACCGTCCGCCGGCCGCCGGCACGGCGACCATCGTGTCAAATCCCGGCGCGCCCACGTCGAATTCGACCTGCGGCACCTCCAGCACGGCGCCATAGCGCTTTGCCATCTGGCAACGCGCCACCAGCCGCCGCCCATCGGGCTCCATCATCTTGGGCGGCACTGTGTAGGATAGCGTGTACCCACCGCCCAGGCGATCGACCTTGTTGATCTTCCCGCCCAGCACCGGCTTCTGCAATACGCCGAAATCGGGCATCCCCGGCTCGGCCAGCTGGCATTCGACATCGGTCAGGTCGACGAACGCCATTATTTGCCCATCCTGCGCCGCGCGCGCCGCGAGGCGCGGCGTTCCGTGGTGCCTACCGCCTGCGCGCTGGAGACATTGTCCATCATCTGGATCTGCGCCCACATCTCCGGAGTCAGAACGTTGCCGCTGATGTGGAAAGTGTCACCGCCCCGACCTCCATTGTCGTTCCCCGGCTTGCGGATATCGACCATTTCGCCGCGGTTGGCGCGGAAAGCGACCAGCTGCTGATCGCCGATGGACGACGAACCGCCGACACGGAACGAACCGCCCGTCGCAAAGCCGGGAAGATCGCGCGGCACGGCAAGTTGCGAAGCCATTCCGTCGATATAAGCCATGGAGGAAGCACTGACGCCGCCGACGCCGCTCCCGCCGGCAAGGGTGCCCAAGCTACCCAATAGGCCGCCCAGAAGCCCCCCGCCACCGCCACCGCTCGAACCCACCAGCATGCGCTGCAGGTTGATCCGAATGATGTCGGCGATGATCTGGTTCGCGACAGACTTGAACACGTCACCCAAGGACCGGGCGCCGGTCGCGACCCCGGCCAGGCCATCGATCAGGCCGTCTATCCCATCCACCTGTACCCGCTCCAGCGCCTCGCGCGCTTCGTCCGCACTTTTGGGAATGCGATCGAGATAGGCCTCCAGCGGACCTTGCGTGTCGCGCATCAGCTGGCCGGTCGCCGCAGCCCGCAGGGCAGGCAACTGGGCAAGGCGCAACCGCGCTTCCGACGCCTTTTCCAGGTCGCTGCTTAACGCTTCGAGCCGCAGGCGATTTTCTTCCTCCGCAAACTGCGCCTCCAGGATGCGTAGCTCCACCGCGCGCCGTTCGCGGGCCGTGCGCGCGGCATCCGCGCTATACTGCATCAGTTCGATCGACAGCTGCGAACGGACCTGATCGGCGCGGATCTGCCGATCGCGTATCTCATCTTCGGCCCGCTGCCGCGCCAGTCGCTTGCGCGCTTCGGCATTCTGGTTGTTGAGCTCGATCAGCTGCTGCTTTTTGGCCGCATCGATCATCTCGTCATCGTTGATCGCCCGCTCGCGGATCTGCCGCTCGGTTTCGATGTGCTGCAGATCGGCGTCGCGGCGCGCTTCCACCGTGCCGCTCAGGTCGGCGAGGGTCGTCGTCAGGTCGCTATTTTCGCGATCGACGTCATCGGTGAAACGCCGAAGCGCATCGGCCGCGCGCTCGGCTTCGCGCTGGGCGCGCTTGCGCAGGGTCTCCTCTGACGGCCCCTTGGCACCGCCGGATTTCTTCGAGGTAGATGGTGCTGATGGTCTGTAATCAGCGCCTTTGCGATTGCCGAAAACGTCATAGCCGGACATGAGTGCGTCAAACTTGCGTTGAGCCGCTTCCCCTTGGCCACGAGCAGTAGCTGCGTCGAACCCTTTGAGGAACGTGCCGCGCATGTTGGAAGTAGGACTATCGGGCGCAAATTGCCGACCAAAGACCCTTCGATCAAAGGCATTCGCCTTGTTTTGCAGTGTTGGCAGTGCATTCCGAACATCGTCGATGGCGCCCAAAATGCTGGCAAGGCCATTCCTCAGGTAATTGGCGCGGTCTTCTATGCGACCGAAGGCGCTTAGAGCACCTTCGACCATAGGTTCGAAAGCATCATGGAGGCCCTCGAACGCAGCCCTCATTTCGATGCCAGATTGCTCTGCGCTGTCGGCCAAGGAGGCTAAGTCTCGCGACCCGCCTAATACGAAGGATGCGATGCTGCTGGAAAACTGGCCACCCTGATCGAATGCCCCGAATGCTGTGATCGCTGAATTCGAGATCTGCTCGATTGCTTCACTAAAAGTGACCGGCATTTGCCGAAATTCAGCGTCGATCCCTTTAGTAAAATCGCGATCGGTTAAAGCGCGGAATAGAACATCCGAAGTGAGCTTACCATCCTCTGCCATCGCCCGCAGCTGACCAATCGGGATATTAAGGCTGTCCGCCAGCAATCGTGCCAACCTGGGAGAGGATTCCATGATGCTGTTGAATTCATCGCCGCGAAGGACACCAGAAGCCAATGCCTGCCCAAACTGGGTCGTGGCGGCGGATGCCTCTGCCTGTGTTGCACCGCTGATTTTCAACGTTTTCGAGAATGTTTCAGTCGCCCGCGCGGCTTCCGTCTGCGTCCCGCCCAATTCTCGGGTGGCGCGCATGAAGTTGCCATAAAGCGCCGCGGTTTCGGTCAGGCCATTACGGGTGGCGGTCGCAATATTTTGGACATCCTTTTGCGCCTGTCCAAAGCTTCCAAACTGCTGCGTCGCAAGGCGCAACTGTGCAGACATCTGCTTAGAGGCATCGGCGAGCCGCAGATACTGAGTGGTCGCCGCCCCTACAGATGCGATACCGAGTGCTGCGCCTAAACCCCGCAAGGAAGCCGATATCGCAGCTGACGCCGCCCCCACATCCTTCGCCGCGCGGCCAAACTGCTTTGTAGAGCTACTCGCGCGCTTGATACCGGTTTCGAACTGTGCAGAGTCTAGGCCTAGAGTGACGCGCAGCGCGCCAATAACAGAACGTGCCATGCAGCCTCCGAAGGGATTGATGATGAAAATTACGGTTGCAACGCTGCTAGCCGCGCTCGCCCTTTCGGGTTGCGGCGGCCGCGAGAATGAGGCCCGAAAGATTGCAGCGCACGACCTCCTAGATCCAAATGCCGCTCAGTTTCGCAAAGTCGAACCAGCAGGGGAAAACTGCTTTGCGGGTGAGATAAACGCTAAAAACAAGGTCGGGGCATACACGGGATTTCGCCCTTTTCTGGTCGACCTTCGGAAAGGCGAGGTGGCGATCGCTGCCGAACCACCCAGCGACCAACATGACTCCGACGCTGCAATTTCTCTCGCTCGCTATGGCGTTTTTGCGGCCGACTGCGGGGTAGATGAAAACCTCATCCCACCCGCCTGATCGTTAGCGGAACGCCCTTCTTTGCCATCGATTTGAACATGGCCAGCATCTGTCCATTTGTCCGAACCTGGGGCGCCTTCTTGTCGCCAAGGGCGGCTGAAAGGGCCGGCATCTTCTTCGCGCGCTGAAACGCGGCCTGGTGCCACGCCACATACATGGCATCGCGCATCTTCATTTTCTCGCGCCGCACATAGCCGCGAATAGTGGCTTGGATGATGCGCGGCGTCTGTCGCCAGAATATATCGGGGTCAAACCCGGCTTCGGTCCATAGCTCTAGGAGCTTGAGCCAGTCCCAGCCGTTGTCTTTGCCTGACCCCGCTTCCGAGGGTTTGCCTCTTTCTCCGGCTCCGGCCAGGCATGCTTCATCGCGGAGGCGATCGCATCTCTGATGATAGGAAGGCCCCAAGCCATGACCTTGTCGCGGAACCCTTCCCAGGGCATGCCATATTGGCGGAACATGCCGGCCCAGGCGAGTGCGGCCGTCATGCCCAGATGCGCCCCGCTGTCAAAGAGCGCGACCACCACACTGATCGGTTTGCCCGTCACTTCTTCGGCCATGCACAGGGCATCGGCGTCCATGGTGACAACGTAGGTCGTGCCCTCTGCCTGGAATGAGCCTTCGCCGCGCATTGGATTGACCATTATGCGCCCGCCGCCTCCGTGCGCTCGCCCGTGAACTGAAGCGTCACTTGGCAAGTCATCCGGTCATCCATGGGGATCGTTGGTGTGCGGCTTAGCACGTTGACATGGCCGCCGATTTCCCATGTGCCCCCTTCATTGTCGGCGGGCACGATGATTTTGAAAGCGCGGGCAGCCGGATCTTGATGGGCATCGCTGATCAGCGCATCGGTCGGCTTGCCGGGCAGCCAGTTGACCTGGAAGCTCCCCTGACCCGTTTCGATCAGCGTCTTGATATATTCGCGGCGCCGGCCAGGGCTTTTGAAGTGGGTCGCTTCCGTGGTGCCCCATTCCTCCGAACCCGGCTCCAGCCCGATCAGCTCGCCGACCTCGGTCAGTACGCCCGCGGCGTTCGCCAGGTGAAATTCGGAGCCGAAGCCCGTAATCGCGTCAGTCTCGCCTGCCATCTGTCTTGCTCCTACTGGGTGGACGTCCACCAAATTCGAAAATCGGCCGATATGCGGAAAACGGTGCCGATCCCGTCGACCTCTTCCGCCGGCATGTCGCGCTCGCTCTCCAGCAGCGAACGGCTGAAAATCGTGTCGCCATACTGTCCTGGCTGCTCCAGCAGCGCGACGGTCGCGCGCGTCAGGGGATCAATATCCCGCATCGCCAGGCCCCAGAAATCGAACCGAACGATGCTGTCATGCAGGTCGATGGCCGAGCTCATGGCATATGCCCGCCCAGGGCTGATCTGCTGCAGCGTGATGCCGGGCAAACCCGCCTTTGGCGGGCGAGATACCCACGATATGCTCTGCGCCGCGTTGAGGGCGTCATCGGCCTCCAGACGCGCCAGCAGGTCCACTCTCATCGCTTCGCTGCCTTCCGTGCGATCCTCGCTGCAGTTTTTTCAACCTCGATCCCGAGCCCCGTGCCGACGATGTCGAGCGCGTTCATCCGCTCGGCCTCCCAGGCAGGCGTCAGGTACGGCTGCGCCGGCTCCTTGTAGGTGCCGAATTCCTGGGTGATCGCCTGCGGGTGCTGCCCTGGGCCGACATGGACTTCCACGGGGGCAACCGCCCCCTTGTCGGCCTGTTGCGACCGCGCCAGCGCCGTGCCGACATCGATGCTCTCGACCAGATCGCCTTGATTGACCGGCGCCAGGCGGCGCGCGGCTCGGGCGATCGGCTCGCCGGCCTGACGCAATACTCTGAAACCTACCGCACGCGCGGTCGCCTTCGGCATTTGACCGAGCGCCTGATCCAGCTCCTTCAGCCCGGTCAGCTTGAATGTCTCGGCCATCAGACGGCTGCCCGAATGGCAGTAATGCGACGTCCGCCATTGTCTAGATCATGTGCCCCTGTCACATCCCAGACACTGTTATCGAATACGATCCGGTGATCCACTCGGCTGACAGTTCGCGTTTTTCTGTTGCTCAGCACCTCAAATGATGCGGCTTGCGATCCACCCTCCTGAGCTGCCGCGCGTTGTTCACGGCCTGTGCCAAAATAAACGGCGGCAAATTCTTGAGTGAAAAGCGACCATGTTTCCTTCTCGCCGCCGTATCCGTCATTAACGACCGTGCGAACTTCAATGGCAATAAGGTGCCTGCGCGGGCTCGCCTTCATATGCCCCACCGTTTCATACTGCGGCACAGGCGCTTGGCGGCCGTTTCAAGATCACCTGCAAGGCCGCCAGTTTCTCGGTCATTGAAGAACCCGGCTGTAAGGATGCGCATAGCTCGCATGATGTTTGGCGAGAAAAGCTGGATCGCTTCGGGGCTGGCGAACCCGGCCGTCATGGTGACAGCAATAGTGCTTCCGCTCATCATGCGGGGCCAAGCCCGGGCAACCAAGCGCGCCGGTCGCCGCGCGATCTGTGCGAAATAGTTCGTATCGACTAACACATGATCAAGGCCGTCGGTATCAGTGTAATCGACAGAATCGATCGACACGATGGGCCAGGTCGACAGGTCATGCCCAAAGTCTGCAATGACTTCCGTAACCGCACGGCGAGTGAGGATCAGGCCGGTATAATCTTCTATCCACCCCCGCGCATCGGTTATGGCTGCCATGACCACATCATCTTCGTCGTCCGACAAGATGCGGAGCTGCGCCTTGGCATCCTCAAGGGAAATTGGCTCTGCCATACGCAGCCCCCTACCGGTTTCGGCTTACTCGCCCGCTTGGCTGGCGAGGTTCTTTTCGACCGCCTCACGGCCATCGAGATAAGGATCGTTGAAGTCGATTTGATTGGCGATCTTCGGCTGACCCTTGCGCGGATGGTTGTCCACCGCCGGATGATCGACGTCGACGCGCTCAACGATCTCGGGTTCGATGAACGCGCCGCTGGCTTCCACCTTCGTGGCGGCGGTGAGGTTGTCCTCGGTCATGCCGGCCGTGTCGGACGTGCCCGGAACGTCAGGGGTCTTAATGTCGGTCGTATCGACCGTTGCCTTGGTGCTGGCCATGTTTGTCGCTCCTTCAGGGGGATGCAGGGCCGGCCTCATCGCCGGCCCTGTCAACGTGGAATTACGCGGCGCCGATCTTGAGCGCCCGCATGGCGGTGGGGTTCTTCACGCCGCCGCCCACGCGCTTGGTCGTGTAGAACAGCACGAAGGGCTTGGCGGTGTAGGGATCGCGCAGGACGCGCACGCCGATGCGGTCGATCACCTGATACGTCTCCGCCATGTCGCCATAGAGAGCAGCGATATTGCCAGCCCCGACGTTCGGCATGCCCGGCATGTCGACGACGGGCTCGCCCGCCAGCGTCGGCGGCACACCGAGCGCCAGGCTGGGCTGCCACAGATATGCGCCATCGCTGGTCTTGAGCTTGCGGAAGGACGCCTGCGAACCGCGGTTCATGAAGAACTTGGCGTTCGGCAGAAACTCTGCCGGCAGGTCCGCCTGCAGATCGAAAAGCGCGTCCGCCTTGACGTCGGCCGCAGCGCCAGACAGCAGGGCAGGGATCGCACCATAGGGATGCTTTGCCGCATTCGCCGCGCCTTCGATATAGGTCAGGACGCCGTCAGGCTTGTTGCTGCCATCACCCGACAGAAAGGCGATACCCTCCTGCTTGTCGAACTCGACCGATACCTCGTCGGCGAGCCACGCTTCGATGTCGATCTCGGCATCGTCGATCAGACCCTGCGATGCAGCAGGATTGGCGTAGATTTCGCCCATAGTGAACGACAGGGTGCTAAGGCCGGGCGTGGTGGTCTGGGGGCGTGCGGCGGTTTCGCCGACCCAGCCGCTGCCGACCACACCATCGGAATAGACTTTCTTGAACCCCGCACCGCTGATCGTGATGACCGAGCTGTTCTGACGCATCGGCGAGATGACCTTTGTCTTCTTGCTGATGGTGCGATCCCATTCGATCGGCGCGAGATATCCGCCCTCGCCGTCGGTCTTGGTCGCCGCCGCACGCAGTTCCTCCAGCTTCGCGGAGGCCGAGCCGCCCTTGAAGTATGCCTGGAATTCCTGAGTATATTCCGGATCGCGCGGCTTGGCGCTGTCGTGACCATCGCCGAGCGATGCGGCGAGGTTGACCTTCTCGACGGCTTCCTGGAGCTTGTCGAGATCGGCTTCGATCTTGCCGAGCTTCTCGGTCGTGACGACGTCGGTCTTGCCGGCCTTGATCTCATCCAGAGAGGCGGTGTGGGTTTCCTTGAACGCCTCGAACGCCGTGGCGAGCGCCTCGATGCTATCGGGCTTTTTAGGCTGGGCCTCCGCGCGCACGGCGAGCAGGCCACCGATGGCCGTCGCGCGAGCGAGGCCGATCATTGCGATGGTCTTCATGATACGGGTTCCTTTTTAGGACATTGCTCGAAGGAGCCGGGAAGTCTGCTCCGCTGAAATGCCGGCGTCGCGCTCGGCTTGTCCCTCGGCTCGGCGCGCTTCGGGGATCATCTCGCGGAACAGCTCGCGCCGCTCGGAACGCGGCATTCCCTGTTTCGCAAGAAAGCTGTCGAGCGAGGCACGGTCGCTCGGGAAATTCTCATCGGCCGCAGCATACACGGGCATCTGCGCTTCGCGTTCGATCAGGGTGTCGGCAAGGCCAGCCTCAATCGCCTGTTGGCCTCGGAAGAAGACGTCCTTGCCGGCGATCATCGCCTCGAATTCGGCCACCTCGCGGCCCGATCGCGCCGCGTATGTCTCGCACATGGCGGTGTCGAGATGAGCCAGCGTCTCCCATGCATCCTGCATTTCCGACTTGGTGCCCATGAAAAGCCCGCGCGCTTCATGGATCATGATCTCGGCATTTGCTGCGATCTGGATCTCATCGCCGGCCATGGCGATGACAGACGCAGCCGACGCAGCGACGCCCAACACCTGGACGATGACCTTGCCCTCGTGGCGGCGAAGCAGATTATAGGCCGCCACACCCTCGAAATAGTTGCCACCGGGGGAATTGATCTCGACGATGATGTCCTTGCCCGCCAGAGGACGGAGCGCTCCCGCGATGCGCTTGGCGCCCACGCCGCCGCCCTCGCCATCGTCCCCGATATAATCGAAGATCGAGATTGTCGGCATGGCCTGGGCGGTGACGTCGACGGTGAAATGGCGGAAGTCATCGGCCAGGGCGCGCGTCTCGAACTTCCAGTCCGAGCCCGAGCCCAGATTGGGCATCTCAGGCGGACGTTGCGATGCGAATACGGCGCGAAGGTGGTTACTCATCGGTCTGATCCTCGGCGATTGCAGCGGCGGATGTTCCAGGGCGCGGCGCGAGGCCAGCGCCATCGGGGTGTGGGTTCATGTCGAGCGCCTCGCGCGCCTCGTTCGCTTCCATCCATGGCTTACCGCCGCCGGAGCCAAGGGCGCGAGCGAGGAAGTCGGCTTGGTCCTTCATCGACCCGCGCAGCAGCGCGCGTTCGTTGAACTTGGCGTAAAGAATGTCACCGCCGCGCGCCCGCTTCTCCTGTCGGCTGAGCAGGCGCCAAATGGCTTCCTCCCAGATGACGAACCAAGGCAACAGACAGTAGACCACGAAGTAGAGCCCCAGCTGCTCGATGCCGCTACCCCATGCAGTCTCGTCGAACATGAGCAGTGGGCGGGGAACGCCAGTGAAGCGCGATCCCTGCTCTGCCTCCAGCTTGCGAAGTTCGACGAGCTGGCTGTCCTTTGCCGATCCGGAAAACGGCTTCGCTTCGGCCCCATCCTCCAGCAGCATCCAGTCGCCGGCATTATCAGCGCCCGAATATTGCTCGGCGAGGCTGCCTTTCAGGCGGGCATATGCGACATCGCCCAATTCGGTGCCCGCAGGAAACTGGATCGCGCCGCCGGCCATGACGCCTTTTCGGAACAGATTGGCCATGGCCTTCTCGGCAATCGCAGCCAAGCCAATCGTATCGGCGGCGACGTCGAGCAGGCCAAGGCCGTTGATGCCGTCGAGAGACACCGGCGCGCGGAAGTGGAAGACGTCCGCGCCAGACAGATACTCCGTTCCGCCGCTCTTGGGCGTATGCTTGAACCGCAGCTGTCCGCGATGAAATTCCTTCTTCACGGTCTTACGTTCGAAGGGCACCAGTGCCTGAATATCGCCCCCCATGCGAACGACGCGGGCAAATGCATTGCCATCGAACAGGGCGGCCAGCTGCATGAAGCTCTTGAACTCGCTGGGCGTCATCGACCCGTTGCCCAACGGGTCAAGTTTCAGCACCGAATAGAGCGGATGGTCGGTTGCCTTTTCCGTCGTGCCGTCCGCTTTGCGCCGGAACATGGAAAGCGGCAGCATGCCGATGGATCCCGCGATCAGTGAGGTGCCCCGATAGAAGACCGAATTGCGCATCGCCATGCGATCGCTGATCGTCAGCCCGGAGAGGGACTCCCTGCCGCCCTGCAGGAAAGCGCTCAAAACCGGATCGTTGGCATCGCGAATATCATGCGTCGAGTAAGCGTAGACCGGCGGACCAGCCGCATGACTACGCAAGGTAGATGGCGCGGAGTTGCGGCGCCCTTCTGCCGCGCGCCGATAATCATCGGGCGAAAGTGCCATTCATCGCCCTCCATTAAACCCGACGGATGCCTCGCTTGGCGTAGACAGAAGCTTTCTTTGGCTCTTCAAGGGCCACCTGACCCATAGCCATGACGAGGGCGACCATGCCATCGATGCGGCCGGTCGACTTCGCCTTGTTCAGCTTGCGGTCGCCTGCTGCGTTTTTTTCGACCACTGCGTTCGAGGCGCACATGGTCATGACGGCGTTGCCGCCATGCACCACTTGCTTGTTGAGGAACGCGATCTCAGCAACATCCATGGCCGGCGCCATCGATACGTGCCCTTGCCCGAATGGCTCGAAGGGTAGCCGAATGCCCAGCTTGGACATCTGAGCTTCGAGCGTTTTGAAGCGATACCGGTCAAAGCCGATTTTCGCGATATCTAACCCGTTGCAGATGCCGCCTATCTTGGCAGCGACGAATTCATAATCGACAGCGACGCCTGGGGTCGTTTCTATCAACCCCTGCTTTACCCATAAATCATATGGAACACGATCTCGCTTGGCATGATCCTCGACTGTCTTTTCCGGTTTCCAAAACCATGCTTTCACATGCCATCGCCCGTCCGCGCCTCGCGCGATCAGGACAAAAGCGCACAGGTCGGTCGTCTCCGCCAGATCGAGCCCGCCGTAAATCGGGCCGTTGATAAAGGCCTGTTCATCAACCGGACCGCCGCCCTCGGCCCAGACCATGGGAGAGATGAAGGGTGAGAATCGATTGACGCGTTGGTTTAAATATAGGTTGCGAAAACCATTTTCCGCCGAAGGCATGCGAGCCGCCTTCTCGGCAGCCGCCAACAATTCCACCTCAGACCGGAATGTGCCAAGCGCCGGATTTGCGGCGCGATGCGCTGCTGGATCAAGCACATCACAATCTGGCTCTGCCGCATAGACGTGGCAGACGATCTTAGGATCGCCCGACCGCTTCGCGTCGTCAATCTTCACCGACAGCATGTCGGCATCCGTCGGGGCCTGGGTCGATATGATCAGACGAAGCGCGTCGTCATATGCGCCAGATGCTGTTTCGATCGCCTCAACGAAATCGTCCTGCGGTCCGCGCACCTGGCCCAACTCGTCGAGAATGGCCAGAACCGGCGAAAGCCCGTGCGCGGTATGCCCATCTGCGGCCAATGCGCGATATTCGACATTTTTGGCGAGGCCGATCAATCGCTTTCCCGATGGCACAATCCGCACCAGCTTCGAAAGGTCCGGCGATTGCGTCACCATCTTTGCGGCCAGGTTGAACACGAGCGCTGCTTGGTCGCGCGACCGGGCACCACTGACAATCTGACTGTTGAGCCGGGCCTCCGGGCCGGCGAGATGAGCAAGCAGGATGGCCGCGATCAGACCGGACTTGCCATTCTTGCGAGCGATCGAGAGGATGCCTTCGGAGGTGCCAGCGGGATTGTCGTAAACATCGAGAATAAATTTCTGCTGGAAATCGTCGAGCCGCATTGGCTTCCCGACCAGCTTGCCCTCGGGCACCAGGCAATATTTGTGGATGAACGCAATAACGCGCTCGCCGCGCGTCACTGGATGGTCGACGGCCTCGCCAGGAGGTCGTCTCCGTCACCCTCCATCGGGTTGTGCCCGGCCTCGATTTCCTTCGCTTGGGCGCGCCGTTTGTTGACGTCGCGCTGCTCGCCATTCTTGGCTCGATTGTCCAGCCCCAGTGCGCGGCGCAATGTGACGATACGCCTGGCGAGTTTGTCGCTCGCCTCGATAGTCTGCAACATGGTCGACACTTTCACATTTCCGCCGCGGTCGACGGAAAAGGCTGCAACCTTTTCCGCGTCTGCCATTGCCCTCGCGAGGTTGGCGGCGACAGCAAGATCCGCGTCTGTCCATTCGGATTTAGCGCGCTCGCCTATGACCGCATCCCAAAACGGCTTATCGCCGCGGCGCAGTTTCAGATGAGATGGTGGCGACAGATCACGGGCAGCCGCCGCCATCACGGCCACGGCGCCGGCCGCGCTGTCGACGCGCTGGCGACGGCCCATAGAGCAAATCCTGTGTTAGCGATTGAAATTGAGGGGGCGCCGGTGTCCGCGACCAGCTTGCTAAAACTTTCGCCCGGGGGGGGCTATTCCACGGATGCTTCGGATCAAGTGGCATCCCATCGATCCCGCACCCTCCGACGGCGCGACGACCGAACTGCTCTGCTGTTACATCGCGGTGACAGTCGTCGCATAGGTTCCGTGTGTTCTCATCATCGTCGTTTCCGCCCAGTGCAAGCGGCTGGATATGATCAACGACAGTGGCGAAGACAATCAGCCCCTTGGCATCGCACCGCTCACAGAGTCCATCAGTGCGCGCTAGCCGCTTCTGACGCTGCCGCATTCCGGCGCGGCCACGAAGGCGGTCAGCCACGACCGCGAACTAAAGCTCGAACCTGCGCGGCAATCCGCTCCGCCTCGCCGATGATGCGATCAGACCTCGCGATGGAACGGGACGGCTCGCGCATGTCGAAGGCCAGCATGTGCAGTTCGCCGGCCAGTCGCTCCATCTGATCGGCGGGTGAAGGCTGGTGGATCACATGCAGCGCTCCACATACAGGAAGCGCCCGCAAGCCATTCGGCTCCGGGCGCAATTCACGACGTTGATGATTTAGCTATCCGAGTTTTCCGCAATGCTCAAGCGCAAATGCGCATGTAGAACGCAAGAGCGTCGAGGGTATCGCGGATCTGTGCCAATGACCGGTAATATTGCCGACCGCCGTAACGGGGCAGGTCGTCATGAATGAGCAGCCGATCCATGAAGCCGCGCATCTCGAACGGGATCTGCTCCCTGCACTGCCTGACGAACTGTCGAGCCCGCACCTGGGCTTCGGTTCGCGCCAAGCCATAGCTGCATTCGCCCACGGTTGTGCGCTCGCCATAGCTGGCCGTGACGCTGGGCGCGAGCGCGGCGCGGGCATGTGCATTGCGATAGCATTCACCCGCATACCATTGATGCCAATTCAACTGGCCAGCCTTGTGCAGGCGGTCCAGCGTGGACGAACGGAACCGGCGCACTCGTCCGATCGGCTGTTCGCGCGGATCGATTAGGGCGGGATCGACGAACTCGCTATCATCTCCCTTGGCAAGACGCTCCGGGGTAGCGTCGACGGGCGGCACATAGGCCACGACCGCCCGTATTTTCCTGATCTTGGTTCTGTTCCTGCGCGCCATCTCGAAAGCCCCTGTTCTTTTAATGTTCTTACCGCTGTTCGCCGCTCACGGCCAGCCCGTCGCGCGCTTCGCGGCGCAGGGCGGCGACCTCCTCGATCGACACCACATCCGCCACTGGCGGCACCCACTCGCGCTCATGTTTCAGCAGCAACAGGCCGGCGCGGTTGACGCGGGCCATGCGCTTCGCCCGGATCGGCGCGATGATCTGCTCGATCTCGGCAATGGTCGGGAAGAACCGGCACTTGCGCAGGATCTGGTCGAACGCCGCATACAGGTCGGGCAGCGCATGGCTGGACAGAGCGCGCCAATATATCTCCAGCCGAGCCTCTTCACCCGCTTCGCTGGACTGTGGCATCACCATCACCAGCGACAATTCGCCAATCATATTCTCGAATTCATCCTCGGTGGGCGAGGGCGGCATGCATGCCGCAATATACTGGCTAAGGTAGGCGGCCGACTTAGGTCCGATCACCGGCATGTCCGGCAACATGGTCCTCTGGTCCAACAGCGCGCCGAGCTTTTCGGGCAACGATGGCTCTTGCCATTGTCTCACGAACCGGGCCGCTGCTGGGCTGATTGTGATGGCGGTCTGTGCGGTCATGGCGTCTTCCAAATTCATCGGCGTTCGTGATCCAGGTCCGCCATGCGGCGTTCCAGTCGTGCTTGCGGGCCTTCGCGCCACTGGCGGCGGCCCAGTGATCCCGGAACTTTGATAGCTCCCGCTCCAGCCGCCCGGGCTCCCATCGGCTCACGATGTCGAATGCGACCGTGCCGGGGTTCAGCAGGGCAGGTTGCCAGTCAGCGGGCAGGCGCATCGCGCGCTTTCCCGAAGATGCGTCAGCATCTGAGGGTATGATGGTTCTTGACGGTTTGTCCGAAGCCGCTTCTGGGGTCGGCGTCGCTGGCTTCGGGGGGCAATCTTTTCGGGGCGAAGCCGCTTCGGGGCGAAGCCGCTTCGGGGGTGAAGTGGCTTCGGGGGTGCATTGGGGATGGACGCTGTAACGGCACCCCTTACCCGGCACTTCGATGCGCGTCAGGTGGCCGGCCGCGACCAGGCTCTTGATTGCCGCCTGCACGGTCCGGTCGGTCTTGCTGCACTTGCGCGCCAGCGTCGCCATCGACGGCCAGCATTGGCCCTCGTCGTTCGCGCTGTCGGCCAGCGCCAGCAGCACGATCTTTTCGCTATCCGGAAGGTCGATCGCCCAGACGAGCGACATCACGCGCACACTCACCTGATCCACCCCCAACCGCGCACGACGTCGAGCGCCTCTTCCGGCTGCCGGATCATCGCCCATGGAAAGCCCCAGGCGATCAGGTCGTCGCGCCAGCTTTCCTGATCTTCTGATAGGCCGTTGCCGATCTCGCGCTTCACCTCCACGAAACCGATCTGCAATGCGCGCGGCCCGAACAGGATCAGGTCAGGAAAGCCCGGCCGCAGGCCATCCTTGCGCAGCGCCGCCATCTGCTTGATGCGCGCCAGCTTGTCGCCGGCCAGGTGCGTGCCGTTGGGCACATGCACCGCCTCGATGCGGTGCATGGCAAGCAGGCGGATCGCGCCGCGCTGGACCGGGCGCTCCTGCATCCCGGCCGGCGCGACGCCGCCAGCCTTCTTGCCTGCGCGCCTGCGCGGCGTCTGGAACCATGAGGCTGCCACTGGGGCTTATTCCATCCCCAGCGCGGCCAGATAGGTCTGGAGGATAGCCTCCATCTCCTGCCGGTCATGCGGTTGCATCTTCCGCAGGCGGATGATCTGGCGCATGATCTTCGCGTCATAACCATTGGCCTTGGCTTCCAGGTAGACGTCCTTGACGTCATCGCCGATGCCCTTCTTCTCTTCCTCCAGCCGCTCGATGCGCTCGATGTAAAGGCGCAGCTGATCGCCTGCGATATTGCCTTCAGACATTGGTCAGTTCCTCGAATATGGACCGCTGTGGGTCGGGATTGGCTTCGATCCAGCGCGCCAGCCGCTGTTCGGCGGCGAGCAGGGATGCGTCGGCGTCCGCTTGCTCGACCTGCGCTGCGCACAGTTTTTCCCGCGCGCGATCGACGCGCCGCCGGCAGAGGCTGATCACCTCTTGCAGCCGGGCTTTTTCGCCATCGTCGGATGCGGGATCGGGCACTTCAGGCCGCCAGCGCCAGCGCGCCCTGGCGGCGGTCATGGACCGTGCGCGCCAGCAGCACGTCTTCAACCACCCGCATGGCGTCGGGCCATTCGCTGAAGGCGCGCTGGAGCAGCGTGACGGCCGTGCCACGATCGCCCTGGATCAGCGACCGAAGGCCATCCTCCAGATCGCGCGCCTCGGGCGAATAACCGTCCATGATTTCATCCTCATGGACATATCCCAGATCGCTCGCCCGGTCGTAAAACAGGTCTTCGTCGATCGTCGCTTCGACCTCGAGCTGCAATCCATCGTTGAGCTCCGCGAACGTCTCCAGTCCGCGCCGATCAATGGCATTGTTCAACGCTGCCAGCATCTCTTCGACGGTTACGTCTACGCTATATGTCGTCATCGCTCCCTCCTTCAGGCGCGCATGGGCATGACGCCGGCGATCACGCCCGGCCGGTCGTCACTGGTGATCATGATGAGGTCGGGCGCCTGGCTGCCGAACCCGATGGACAGCTTGGGGGTCGGCCCGAATATCTTGGCTATCGACTGGGCGTAGATCAGGTTGACGCGTGTGACGATTTCAGGGCCGTTATAGCTGCCATCCATCGGCTCGATCGAACGGCCGCCATCTGCCGCCGAACCGATCGCCTCGCACCGGCCGCCGTCGAGCTCCAGCCGCACCGCGCGGGTTTTGCCGTCGGATGCGCTGCCCGCGGCGCGGATGCTGCGATCCCATTCGGTGGACTGGATTTCCAGCGTACTGGCATGGTCGAAGCGCAGCACGCGGCGATATTGGGGATAGGTCGCGTCCACCAGCTTCCCGGCGATCGACGCGCGGCCGGCCGACACGGCAAAGCCTTTGTCGTTGATCGACACCTCGACCTGCGATCCTTCGGGCAGGTCCGCCAGCATCGCGCAGATCAGGCTGACCGCCTTCGTTCCGATAATGCTGTCCGGCATGCCTTCTGATCCGGCCGGGGCAGGGTGCTTCACCTGCACCACGCGGTGACCGTCCGTCGACGCAGCGATCAGATGACCGTCTTCGACGTGCAGGAAAACGCCGCACAGATAGTAGCGCGTCTCTTCCTGGCTGACGCAGACGCGGGCCGTTTCCAGGACGCGTAGCAGGGGCGCGGCATCGATGGCGAAACCAGTGCTGTCGGCCATGGCCTTGGGCACCGGGAAATCGGTGGAAGGCATCGTCATCAGCTTGCGGGTGGAACGACCCTGCTTGATCGTGAGCGCGCCGTGCAGGTAACCGATGTCGATCGTACCCGGGCGCAGCGTATCGATGGCGGTGAGCAGGCGCTCGGCCTCGACCGTGGTGTCGATCGGTTGGCCTTCATAGGCGATCTGCCGGCGCGACCAATGGTCCAGGTCGGACGCGCAGATGGTCAGCAGGCCGTTCTCCACGCGCAACAGCACGTTGGACAGGATGGGGATGGTGTTGCGGCGCTCCACCGTCTGGCGCACGGCGCGCACGGCGGTCAGCAGCGTATCGCGATCGACGCGCAGGCCTGTGGCGGCTTGCGTATCGGGTCGCTCAAGGGTGTAGGTGTCGGGCATGGCGGTCCTTTCAGGATGAACGGGATTGGCTGGGCGGCATGTCGACTTCCATGCCGAGGTAGGCGCGGGCGAAGGCCAGGCGTCGGTGCTGCCACTGCGGCGGCACGTCGATGCGGGCGGCCGTGCGGGCGATCAGGTCCTCGATGGCGTCGCACAGCGCTTCGCTGCCCAGAGTGTGCGCCGTCCTGCGCATCTTGAGCTCCGCATCACCAAGCGGCGCGACATCCTTGCGCATGGAGCCGCAATGTCGGGCAACGGGACGCTTCCCGGTCATGCCGCCTTCTCCCGGCCGGCATCCTGCTCCATGTCGAGCAGGTCGAAGAGCGACGGGACGGCCATCTGATCCTCGGCTTCGCGCAGATAGGTGACGCTGTGCGCCCAATAATCGGGATTGAGCTCGCTGCCCGCGCCGCGGCGGCCGAGCAGGATCGCGCGCATGGGCACGGTGCCCAGGCCGCAGAAGGGATCATAGACCAGCTCGCCTTTGGCCGAATATCGCTCGATCAGCCTGTCGACGATGTCGAACTGCAGGGGACAGACATGCTTTTCGCGGCCCTTCTGCACCTGCTCGGCATTGAGCGTGCGCATACGCACCACATCGTCCCAGACGTCGGGATGATGGCTGCCCGGGTCCAGCGCCATGAAGGTGCGGGGCAGTTTGCCGCGAGAATCATTGCCGGCGCGCGCCTCGATCGTCTCGCCAATCTCCCTGTGCGCCTTGAAGCTGTAGACCAGGTCGCGACTTTCCTCGCGGAACCGCTTGGCGAGCTTGCCCACGGCCATATGCGCGAACCGCTCTTCGACCTCCCACAATTCGGGGATGGTGAGCGGGCGCGCGCCGCTGGAGCGCCAAAAGGCATGGGCGTCCAGCTGCCAGCGCGCCAGGCTGTAATCGTCGGCATCCTTGGCAACCGGCCGGTCGGCATAGCCGCGGCTCCGGTCGCTCTGCGGCTTGCGCATCAACAGCACATATTCCGGGCTGCCCACGCCCATCTTCGTGCCGTCCTTCAGCATCTCGCTATAGGACAGGCGATAGGTCTGGTTGTTCTCGCGAACGACGTCGGTGACGACCGTGATCATGCCCATGAACTGGAAGCCGTGGCGCATATAATGCTCGATGCACTTGGCATGGAACGGGTTCACCGTCGGCACGCCTTCGCCCGTGACCGACCCGAACAGGATCCGGTCCTTCACATGGATGCAGGCCAGCCGGCCGGGCGCGAGTGCCCGGAACAGCGCGGGCGTCAGATAGTCCATCTGCGCGAAGAAATGCGCGTCATCGTCGGTATGGCCGAAGTCGTTATAGCTCGGCGTATATTCATAGTGATTGCTGAAGGGGATCGATGTGACGATCAGGTCCAGCGACCCTTCCTCCAACCGCTGCGCTTCGGCGACGCAATCATTATGCGCCAGCCGCCAATTGTCGCCAGCCGCTTCCCGACGGTCGACGCCGATGGAGCGCTTCACATTCTCTGCCGCCGCCGCGTGGTTGAGGCCATAGCGCCGGATCAGGTCGGACATGGTGGCGCGGAATTCGTCATCGCGCGCCCACTTTTCCTGCAACTCGCGCACGACCTCCGTTTCCGTCTCGGCATGGATGATGTCGATTTCGACGGGATGCGACTGGCCAAAGCGCTGCACGCGGTGGATCGCCTGGATGAAATCGCGGAACTTGAAGCCGACCCCGGCGAAGATCGCGCGGTGACAATGGCGTTGCAGGTTGACGCCGCCGCCCAGCATGATCGGCTTTGCCCCGATCAGCGGCAGCACGCCATCTGCGAACCGGCCGACAATATCCTCCCGCACGTCCAGCTTCTGCGTGCCATAGACCGTCTCGCAGGCGGGCAGGGCAGCCTCGATCGCCCGGCGCTCATCCTCCAGATCGTGCCAGATGATGAAATGATCGTGCGGCGCGGCGGCGACGATCTCGGCGGCCTTGCCGATCCGGCTGGCGAGCGTCCGCCGCTTTTCGCGCGATGCCTGCACGACGCCCATGGCGGTGTCGCGCATCAGGCGGCCCTGACCGTTGCTTTCCGGCTCCGCGTCCGCGATGTCCGCTTCCACGCAGTGCCAGCGCACCGTGATCGGTGGCAGGTCATAGCCTTCATCGGAAAAGCCCAGGTCGCTCGGGCGCTGGATGCACACCGACCAGCTGTTCACCCAGGTCCAGAATTCATCGACCTTGTGCGGATATAGCGTCAGGTCGCCCGCCTTCTCGCTGTTGCGCTGGAAAAAGCGGGTGAGCGCCTGGCCAGTGTCCATGATGCCCAGAAACCCGGCATAATGGATCATCTCCTTGTACCGGTTCGGCGCGGGCGTGGCGGTCGCGACGAAGCGATAGGGCACGCCCTCGAACAGGGGCAGGAACTCCTGATAGGTCTTCGACCCGTAGGACCGCAGCACGTCCGCCTCGTCCAGGCTGGCGAAGCCGAACCGGCTGCCGTCGATCTTGCCTTCGCGAACGCTCTCGTAATTGGTCAGGATGATCGGACGGCCGCGCGGCTGGCAGCGCTTGGCGGCGTCGGCCAGGATCGCTTCGATCTCGGCATCTGACTGCGCGAAGGCGACCGGGATATCCAGCAGCGCCGCATCGTTGAAAAATTCGCGCCGCACATTGAGCGGCAGCACGATGATGCCCCAGCAATTCGCCTTGGCGCAGATCAGCGACCCGATCAGCAATTGCTGCATCGTCTTGTGCAGGCCGAAGCTCTCGAACAGCCCGCGCCGGCCCCCTTCCACCGCCCAGCGGACGATATGGCGGACATGCTCCTTCATCGGCCGGCCGTCGGTCAAATGCGTCGGCACCTCGTCCAGGTCGCACGGGAAGCCGGCTGGCTGCGCCAGCGGGATCTTCGCCTCCAGAAAGGCGCGGTAATCAGGGTGCAGGTCATCGTTCGCGGAACCGGCTTCAACCGGCGCCGCGTCAATCGCGCTGTTCATGGTTTCACTCCTGGGCCGCCCGGCCCGCTCGGGTCTGTGTCAGCCGTCCTTCAGCCGTACTTCGTTGCGCCGCCGCTCCAGCATGGACGCGGCGTTGATGATGGTGTCGATGGCGCCCGACGTATGCAGCTTGCGCACATCGTCGTCGCAGCAAACATTGTCGCCAAGCAGCGTGATCAGCAGCGGCAGCGCCTGCGCGATGGCCACGGGGATATGTGAGACATTGCCGCAGCAGATCGCGTCAGCAGGCACCGCCTTCGCGCCGATCAGCGCCATGATGGTATTCAGCGCCTCGGGGCCGAACGCCTTGCCGATCGACAGCATGGAGACGGCGCTCATGTCGCCCTTCTTGTTGCGAGCGTTACCGATGCTCGCGGCGCTGTTCCCGATCAGTTCGGCCATGTCCTGGTCGGTCAGGCCTTCGGGCGCGGCCAGCCCGCTGATCGTCTGGCTCACCGCTTCGCGATAAGAACTTTGGGTAAGCCGGGGCAACTTGCCCAACCCGCTGGGCGCGCCTGCGCGTAGACCGGCATCATGATCACAGCATCCAGCCATCACGCCGCATCCTTCTGGGCATTGGGGCAATCACGCTCACCGCAGGCGCGGATCGTCGCATCCTCCAGCCGCAGGTCGCAGATGGTGCAGAGGGCGGGGGTTGTATCCTCTGGCGGTAGAAAGTCGGTCCAAGCCACCGATCCGCCCCGTCGGGCGGCGGCATCAATGATGCGCTGCCAATAGCGAGGCGGGATATTTTCCCGGTTGCGCCACTGACGGACTAGCACGCCGCTCTCGCCGATATCGGCCGCGAGCGCCTCTGCATTGCCATCCCAGACGGAATAGATCGATGACAGGTGAGACATGCCAGGACGATACATGCCGTATCGTTAAAGTCAATACCCAACGTATCGCCACGCGATGTATTGGTGACGGCATGTCATCCGAACCAGCGGCGCGTTTGAGGCGTGCGAGAATTGATGCCGGCTACCAGAGCGCGCAGGCGGCGGCAGATGCCTTCGGCTGGTCCATCGCGGCCTATCGCCATCATGAGAACGGCACCCGCGGTTTCGATTTTGCGACGGCCCAGCGCTACGGCAAGGCATTCAAGGTTCAGGCCGCATGGCTAATGGGCGAAGGTTCAATGGCGAGCGCCCCGGACGTGCCTGCCACGATCAGTTCGGCAGACGGCGACGGCACCATATCGCTCAAGCGCATCAATTTAGGCTTTGCCATGGGTGATGGCACGAACCTGGACGATTATGTCGAGGAAGGCACGATCGATTTCGACGCCAACCTCCTGCGCCTGATCAGCCCGTCCCCAGCACACCGCCTGGTCGTCGCCGATGGGGTAGGGGACAGCATGCAACCGACCCTGCTCGACAGCGACATGATCGTCATCGACACAATGCAGAACCAGCTCAACAAGTGGGATCGCATCTGGGCGATGAGCTTGCAGGGCGGCGGCGCGGTCAAGCGCGTCGGACCGGCCGAGAAAGGCAAGGTGGAAATTATTTCCGATAATCCGGCGATCCCGAACCGGACTGTCGCTTTGGAGGATGTACGGATTATTGGAAGGGTTGTATGGTCCGGGCGCAGGCATTGAAGCTATCATGGATCGCGATGCTCGCGCTGGCGGGCTGTTCGGACATGACGAAAGAGCGCGACGATTTGCGTCGCGAGGTCGCTGAGCTTCAAAACAAAGTGAAGCTGGAACAAGCGAAACTCGATGTCCTTGTAGAAGCCAATCGGCTGCGTCGCCAGCAAATTGACGAACCAATCGAAGCCGTAGAACCATCATCGACTCCGCCAACGAAGGTGCGAAGCGTGGCAATGTGCTATAAGGACTATTGTCCGTGCGAAGGCGATCAGCAAGGGATGGATACTGTTCTTTGCGATCAACTGGAGGCGGGCGTCGACGTTGATGTACGCATGATGATAGCAGGCCGTGGCAATCGAGAGGTCAGGCGTCAGCTAGAAACCGGAGATTACTGACCTTTGGGACAACTCTCCCTTATCATCGTCGGCGCTGACCATCCGAACAAGGATAAGTCGAACCGCCGATCGGAAATCCTCTGGTCGCACCCCGGGGAGGAGGTGCATCTTGCTCCCGAACCAAAGAACCCCGTTGATCCCCAGGCGGTTGCCGTATTCAGCGCGCGCGGCGTGCAAATCGGGTATGTTCGTGGTGAGCAGTGCCAGCTGATCCGCAGCTACCTCTCCCGTGACCGCATAACAGGCGCGATCTTTCAGGATCGGCACGACAAGGGGGCGGTTATACGTCTAGCCCTCGATGGAGATGCGCCGACATTGCCCGACCTGCCTCCCGAATCGGCCGCCGAGGGGCAGGATGGGTTTTACCCTGATCCTGAATATGACGACTTCTAGCGATACGATACGTATTGACATGAACGATACATAGAGTATTGTCTCTCCATCGCCTGATCACCCGCGCATCCCGCCGGGTCGCAAGACGGCGGGGAGATCAACATGCGTGTCCCGCACTACACCGTGGGCTCGGCCGCTGCGCTGACGCTGTCCAGGTTGGAGCATTTGCGCCGCCGCGAAAGCCCGCTGAGCGTCGATGACCTGATCAAGATTGCGCGCTTCAACGCTGGTGAGGCGCATGCGCTGTTCGCCACCGATCCGGCGACCGCCCGCGACTTTCTGCTGAACGGCGCCAGCCGCATGATCCGTGCAGCCGAACAGCTGGAGCAGGACGTCGCCGCCGCCCACCGCCCGGCCGCCGTCATGCCGTTGAGGGCCGTATCGTGAGCGCCGCCCTCTACTTCGCCGCCAAGGCACTGATCACGTTTGCGGGCCTGTCCTCGCTCGCGCTGATCGTGCGCGAATTCCAGCGCTACGCCGACAAGATGATCGCCGCGCTGCTGATGGAGGGCCGCGATGCAGCCGAACGCTGATCCCCCGCGCTTCGACATGCACCCGCTCGCCTTTGGCACGCTGTGCCTGATCGGCGCGGCGCTCTGGCTCGGCGGCTTCAAGCTGCTGACGGCCGCCTGCCGCGCGACCTCTGGCCTGTGGGGGCTTGGGCAATGAGTGCGGAAATCAATGTAGCCGCCGTGTTCGCGCTCAAGGCGATGTGGCGCAGCGACACCTATATGTCGAAGCTGCTGCCTCTTGAAGGCAAGCTCCGGGCGATCGAAGCGGCCAAGGCCGGCGCGACGCCGACAGAGGCGATGTATTTCGGCCAGGGCTATCGCCTACCGACTGGATGGCAGTGGAGCGACGTCGCGCGCCATCGGGCCAGATACGGGACAGCCTCTCACCTTGTCCCGGTCAGGCAGGCAAGCGGCGTAGTGGGATGGGGCGTGCCGATCATCGAGGGCAAGTTTCTCCAGCGCCCACGTGACATTTTCGGCAACATCCTTTGGCCGGAGGGAACGGCGCAATGATCAACATGCCCGCCACCGCCTTCTGCCGCTATCTGCGCGCCCGCGCGGCTGCATCGCATTCCCCACTGCCTGACCGCGCCGTCAACCCCCTGGCGGCGCGCCAGGCAGGAGCCTCGGGCGACCCTGAACCCCTCTCCCCTGGGTCGCCATCCCTCCCGCGCGGGTCGGCCGTCGAGGCCGGTCGATCCGCCATGCAATCCGATCCGGGCGACGAATGCGGCTGCCCGTCCTGCCAAAGCGACTGCGCCGGCATCGCGCCGTGCGAATGTGCCATCTCATGACCGGTCCAGCGGACATCACATCTGCGCTGCGCCGCGCGCGCCTGCCTGTCGGCAACGAATCGGCCCTGCAGGAAGCCCTCGGCCGGGCACTGGAGCGGGCAGGCGTGGCCTTCGAGCGGGAGGTGCGCATCAGTGCGGCCGATCGCATCGATTTTCTCGCGGCCGGGGGCATCGGGATAGAGGCGAAGGCACGATATCCGCGCCGCGCCATCTATCGCCAATTAGAACGCTACGCCCAGCAGGACGCCATCACGTCGCTGATCCTCGTCACCGGCACCGCCATCGGTTTGCCAGCGCAGATCAACGGCAAGCCGATCTATCACGTCTCCATTGGAAGGGCTTCGCTTTGAAGACCTATGGCTTCCTCGCCCTCGACCGCTCGCGCCGGGAATGGTGCCTGACTCAGCTCGAACCGCACGTCGCGATTGCGTTCAAGCGCCTGTTCCCGCGTGTGCCAGTAACCGCCACGGAAATCCGCATGTCCGATGCGGACGACGTGCGCGCGGATCTCGACTGGTTTATGCACCGCTATCCCCTGGCGCACGATGAGCACGAAGCCATCGGTGAGGCGCTGGCGCGTATCGCAGCGACCATTGCAGAGCGCGACCGGATCCTGCTGCCCGACTGGTCACCGCCCGATATGGTTGCCTTTCGGCCGGGCTATGCGCCGTACCTCTATCAAAGCCAGGCGGCGCAGGTGGCGCTCCGCAATCCTGGCCTTTTGCTGGGCGACGACGTCGGCCTGGGCAAGACGATTTCCGCTATCGCCGCTTGTGCAATGGGCGCCCCCTTGCCGGCCGCCGTTGTTGTCCAGGCGCACTTGGCGCAGCAATGGGCGGATCGCATCGAAGAATTCACGACGCTTCGGACGCATGTGATCAAAGGGACAACGCCCTACAGTCTGCCGCCCGCCGACATCTACATCTTCCGCTATTCGAACATCGCCGGCTGGGTGAACGTCATAGCGCAGAATACCTTCAAGACTGTCATCTATGACGAGATGCAGGAGCTGCGGCACGGGCGGGGCACGAACAAAGGCAACGCCTGCTACACCGCTTCCCGCGCCGCACAACTGCGCCTCGGCCTAACCGCCACCCCGATCTATAATTATGGCGATGAAATCTGGAACGTCATGGATTTCATCCAGCCGGATCTGCTGGGCCGGCCGGACGAATTTGCGCGTGAGTGGTGCAACGGGAAGATCGTGAAGAATCCCGATGGGCTCGGCTCCTATCTGCGCGACAAGGGCTTTTTCCTGCGCCGCGCAGAGGATGATGAAACGGTGGCCCAAGCGATGCCGCCGCCGAACATCATCGACTGGGAAGTGGACTTCGACCAGTCGGCCGCCGATGACGAAGCGGCCCTGACCCGGATGCTGGCGCAGACGGTGCTGACAGGCAATTTCGTGGAAGCCGGCCGCGCCGCGCGCGAGCTTGATCTCAAGATGCGCCAGATTACTGGCATCGCGAAGGCACGATCGGTCGCAGCCTATGTCCGCCTGTTGCTGAAGGATGCGCCGCGCGTGCTGCTGACGGGCTGGCACCGCGAGGTCTATGCCATTTGGCAGCATGAGCTCGCCGAGTTTGCGCCCGTGCTCTACACCGGTTCCGAAACCGCCGTGGCCAAGGGCCGCAGCGTGGACGCCTTCACAACTGGCGATAGCCGGGTGATGATGATCTCGCTGCGATCGGGCATCGGCCTTGATGGGCTCCAGCATCATTGTCAGGACGTCGTCTTCGGCGAACTCGATTGGTCGCCGCAGGTCCATTATCAGATCATTGGCCGCCTCCGCCGCCCCGGGCAGCGTCATCAGGTGACTGCGCACTATCTCCACACCAATGGAGGCAGCGACCCGGTACTGCTCGAAACGCTGGGGATAAAGACTGACCAAAGCCGCGGCATCCTCCAGCCGGGGCAGGACGCGGCAGAGCGCTTTTGCGACGACAGCAGGATCAAGCGACTGGCTGCGCACATCCTCGCAGAGACGGAGGCTCGGGCGGCATGAAGTTCGGCGGCGACCTCGACCCGACCGACCGCGTCACCATCGTGATGGGCAAATACGGCCCTGCGCACGCGATCAGGCAGAATGACGGCCGCTATGTCGTCTGCCCGCGCAAGGCCGCACTCTGCAAGCTGTGCGCGGAGCAGGGCGTGCCCCAGATCGAGCCCGACCCGTTCGACGTCGCCTGCGACGCGCTGCGCGCCCACTGGGGCCAGCGCTGGGCTGAAAGCCACCGCAACCCAGTCGAGGTCAAGGATGGCGAGGTCTGGCAGGGCAGGGGGCTACACATCGTTGCCCTGGCCGATGACGATCCGGCCGACCGCACCGTGTTGGTCAGCTTCGGCGACAATGACGTCGCCACCGCCGCGATCAGCGCGATTGTGCATGTCCATAACGAGATGATCGGGAGGCCGGATTGATGATCGACCCGCTCGATCCGGCCGCGATCGGCGCCGCCGATGCCGCCGACCATCTCTATCCTGGCGAGCATCAGGCGGCCGAGCGCGCTGCCTTCTGCGCTGGCGCCGGCCTGGGCACGGTTGCGATCGACATGGTCATCGCCTCCCTGTCGCCGGTCCAGACGAAGCTGCTCGCGCGCCTGCGCCGTCATCCCGGCTGCTGGACCTATCGCGTCCAGACGCGCGGCGTGGCGCTCCAGACCTGCATGGCGCTGGTGAAGCGCGGGATCATGATGGATGGCCCGCACCGGCCGTTCGAGCATGGCGGCAACGGCGTCGTGAACCTGACGCCCTTCGGCGTGGCGCTGCGGGACATCATCATCGGGAGGGCAAGCGCATGACTTGGCCGAACCTGTCCGCGCCGCAGCGCAAGATGCTGCTCGACAGCGGGCCTGATGACCGCACCGGCCGAGAAGGGTTCGGTATCGAATTGCGCACTGGTGCTGATTACGCTGTTGCCAAGGCGCTGGAGCGGCGTGGCCTTGGTCACCGCGAAGGTCCGGGCGGGGCGCTGCCGGGCATGTATTGGAACAACGCTATGGGCCTTGCCGTGCGGGCTGCCGTGTTGACGGAGCCGGGCGAATGAGCGCGATCATAATGGGGATTTTCAATGGCTGATACCATCGAATCGCTGCGCGCAGAGCGCGATGATGCGGATCGCCGCGCGGGTGCGGCCGAGAGGGAAATGGAGAGCCTCAAAGCCTCGATCGCCGCCAGAAAGGCCTGGTTGGCAAAAGCGAAGCGTGACGCCGGGTTCAGCGACAACACATCGTTTGATCGGGTATGGGAGCAGGCCCTGCCTCTTTTGCTGGATACCCGCAATAACAAACAGCCGCCAGCCGTAGACGGGATGCCGGTTCTCGACAATGGGATCAATACCATCATTGACGGCGCATTAGAAGTCGTCCGCAAACACGACGGCGGGAGGCATGGGCTTATCCTCAACCTGAAACGCCTTCAGGATTGGCTCGATCTCTATATCGCCCGCGCGAAAGCGCCAGAAGGTCCCCAGGCTGCCTGGGACTGGCTGACCAGCCACACCACGTTGGAGCTAACCTATTATCGGCCGACTTATGCTGACGATGACGATCTTGACGAGGAGTGGCGCGTCCATCGTCGCAGCGGATCAATTAATGATCGCGAATGGGATCTAGTTGGGAAGGGGCTCTCGCCACAGCTAGCTATTGAGGATGCCCGGCGCACCATAGAGCTAGAGAAGGACCAACGCTGATGGGCGCGCATGAGCGCTGGCCGCGCATGATGAAGCGAGCAACGGCCTGCCAGTATGTCGAATTGTCGGCCGCAGAGCTGGAGCGCGAGATCGCTGCCGGCCGCCTGCCGCATCCGGTGATGCTGGGCAACGTCGTCCACTGGAGCCGTGCGGAGATCGACGCCTACCTTGAGCGCCTGACCGAAAACGAGGCTGCCGCCACCGACTGGCGCAGCGGAACGAAGCTGTATGCGAATGGCTAGGATCGTCAAATATGTGAAGCAGACGAAGGCCAAGGGTCACAAATATTATTATTTCGACACGGGCCAGACTGACGAAAAGGGCAAGAAGGTGTGGAAGCGCCTGCCTGATCCTGCCGACCGCACTTTTGGCGCCGTCTATGCCGCCCTGCTGGGCCACCGCACGCGACGGGCGAATGTCGTCGCGCAATTGACCCTGTCCGGCTTGGTCGACCTGTATCAGGCAAGCGACAAGTTCGCGAAACTCGCAGCATCGACCCAGCGGCTCTATCGTCTCTACCAGGGTGAACTGGTCGACAAACTAGGCAACGCGCCAGCGCAGCTGGTCGAGCGCAAGGATATCGTCCTGTTGCTCGATCTGATGGCCGACCGGCCGGGCGCGGCGAACATGGTGCAACGGGCGGCTGGCGCGGCCTATGCATGGGGCCGCAAGCGCGGCCATGTGACCAATGATCCGCTTGTCGGGATCGAGGAAATGGAGACAGGCGAACACCAGCCATGGCCCGATGAGGCACTGGCGAAGGGGCTGGCAAGCGACGATGCGCTCGCACGGCTGTCCGTGCATTTGCTCTACTATACTGCCCAGAGAATCGGGGACGTAGCGGCGCTGACCTGGGGCAGCTTCGACGGTCATATGATTTCGCTGACCCAGGAAAAGACGGGCAAGTATCTCGACATTCCGGTGCACGATGCGCTGGCGAAGGAATTGGCGCAGCACCCGCGCGGCAATAGTGACGAACCGATCATTCCCGGCAAGCCGTCGCCGGCAAAGGCCAACCGGATCCGCCTGGCCGTCCAGGCGGCGGTCGCGCCCACGAAGGTGGTGCCTCATGGCTTGCGAAAGAACGCCGTCAATGCTCTGCTCGAAAAGGGCTGCACCGCGGCGGAAACGGCAGCGATCAGCGGCCAGTCGCTGGCCATGGTTGAGTATTATGCTCGCCGCCGGTCGCAGAAGAAGCTCGGCCAGACTGCCATGCGGAAGTGGCAGCAGGACGAAACGTGA